AGAATCGTGGAGGGCGATCAACAAATTATGCTGAAGTAGGCCCTGAGGTTATTGATCAAATGAGAGAACTCGGTTATGAGTTTAAAGATGATAAATTAAATTTAGAAGAAATTACTTCTGCTGATTTTGTACCAAGTATACAAAAAACAGTTAAGCCTTATGAAGATTCAATAAAGATGACTGTTGAGTCAGGAAGTTTTTTAACGCAAGCTGGAATGAAAATAAAACAGTTGGTTGATAACTTTTCTGACGACCCAGTTTTAATGGATCAAATAGGTAAAATTAATAAATCCGCTAATGGTGAATTAATAACTAAAAAAGGAAAAAAACCTTCTATTATAGAAGAATTATTTTCTGTTGTAACAGGATCTAATGTTTCTGTAAGTAGAATGCAAAAAGGATTTGGAACATTTGAAGGTCAAGTGGGTGATAATGTAATTATTCCATCTATTTATACGAATAAAAAAGGAGAAATTATTCCATTGACTGATGACCAAAGAAGATTTTCTTTGGCTATTTTAGGAAAATATTTAAATCAAGCTGCTACAGCTTCCAGTAATTTTACCACTATTGAACCAGGTGAAGAAATAGAAGAAGGAAAAAATCTTACAAGTTCTTTCTATGTACCTGAAACAGGTTACTCCCCTAATGAGTTAAAAAAAGTACTTGATCTATCAGGATATGATTTCAATGTATTCCCAGTTCCAGGTGGATTTGTATTAGATACAATTTCTTTTGACGGAAAACCTGATACAGAAAAAGTTGGAAAAGCTATTTTAGATGTTTTTGGAGAAGACACGGTAGTCGAAGTTGTTGACTCGAAGTGGTTTGGAGACTATATTGGAGAAGAATTATATGAGGAGCTAGAAAATGCCTTTAAAAAAAGTATCACCGAAGGAATGGGAGAAGAGGGGAATTCCCGTAAATCGTTCGACAATATCATTTCCCTTATCAAACAAATCGCAACAAACAGAGATCAAGGATATGAAAAAATCCTCAACTCAACAAAAGTCATAAATCTTTTAAAGAGAGCTAATATTCAATTGAAGAGAAGAGGCGGATACGTAATGCCTTTACCTGAAATTCCTTCCCTTGTAAAAGGCGGATTAGTTGATATAAATTACTTAACGAGACCTATAAACAATGGCAGATAATATAGACAAAGGATTATATCAATCAGGACAACCTGAGTTCGAAGTACTAAAGTCTGATACAGAAGTAATAGTAGATGGCGCACAAGTACCTGTTCCTGAGGGATTAGAGATTCAAATTGAAGAAGATGGCGGAGCTACGCTTGATTTCGATCCAAGAGAAGTTCTTCCTGAAATTGAATTTTATTCTAACTTAGCAGAAGTTATTGATGATAGAGATTTAGAAGCAGTCTCTGATGAATTAATGGCGGATTTTGAAAGTGACAAAACCTCTCGTAAAGATTGGGAAGACGCTTACATTAATGGTTTAAGTTTATTAGGTTTTAAGTATGAGAATAGAACCAATCCTTTTAGAGGAGCAAGCGGGGCGACACATCCTTTACTTGCAGAAAGCGCTACTCAGTTTCAAGCAACAGCTTTTAAAGAATTATTACCTCCAGGTGGACCGGTAAGAACTATTATCATGGGAGACGAAACTCCTGAGAAATATGCTAGGGCAAAACGTGTCCAAGAATTTATGAATTTTCAATTGATGAATAAGATGGAAGACTTTACTCCTGAGTACGATCAAATGTTATTTTATTTACCGCTAGCAGGATCTACATTTAAAAAAGTTTATTATGATGAATTAATGGAAAGACCTGTATCAAAGTTTATTCCCCCTGAAGACCTTGTTGTAAACTATATGGCAACTGATTTAGATAACTGCGAAAGAGTCTGTCATGTTATCAACATGAGTTATAATGATTTTAGAAAAAAACAAGTTGCAGGTTTTTACAAAGATATAGATATTATGCCATCTGAATATCAACCAGGTGAGATTCAAAAAAAATATGATGAGATGGAAGGTACTAAACCTAACTATGCGGATCAAGTTGTAAAGCTTTATGAGTTTCATACTTCACTTGATTTAATAGACTTTGAAGATAAAGATGATTCAGAAGAGATAACAGGAATAAAAATTCCTTACATTGTAACCATAGAAGAAGGATCTACAAAAGTAGTAGGTATTAGAAGAAATTATGAAAAGGATGACCCTAAAAAAATAAAGAAACAATATTTTGTCCATTATAAATTTTTACCAGGTCTTGGTTTTTATGGTTTTGGTTTAATTCATATGATTGGTGGTTTATCAAGAACTGCTACAGATATTCTTAGACAACTCATTGATGCAGGAACATTAGCTAATCTACCTGCTGGCTTTAAAGCTCGTGGAATTAAAATTAGAGATGATGCAGAGCCTTTACAACCAGGTGAGTTTAGAGATATAGATGCTCCTAATGGTGATTTAAGAAATGCTTTAATACCTCTTCCGTATAAGGAGCCTTCTCAAACTCTTTATAGCTTATTAGGTTTTATAGTTCAGGCTGGCCAAAGATTCGCTGCTATTGCAGATATGCAAGTAGGAGAGGGAAATCAAAATGCTCCAGTAGGAACTACAGTTGCTTTACTGGAACGTGGATCTAAAATTATGTCAGCTATTCACAAGCGTTCTTATTATTCACAGAAAAAAGAATTTAAATTACTTTATAAAGTCTTTGGAGAATACTTACCTGAATCATATCCTTACGCTGTTCAAGGTGCTGATCGTACAATTAAAGCAGAAGATTTTGATGACTCATTAGATGTCTTACCTGTTTCTGATCCAAATATTTTTTCTACAGCTCAAAGAGTTACCTTAGCTCAGACTGAATTACAGTTAGCCCAAAGTGCTCCTGACTTACATAATATGAAAGAAGCTTATCGTAGAATGTATGAATCTTTAGGTATTAAAGATGTCGATGAAATTTTACGAAAAGATAGTCCTGTAGGACCTAAAGACCCAGCAACTGAAAGTGCAGATTTACTTGATGGTAATTTAATGCAGGTCTATGAAGGACAAGATCATGATGCACATATTCAAAGTCATTTATTGTTTGGAACCAATCAAATGATTTTAGGTAATCCTCCTATGGCTATGAAATTACAAAAACATATTTTAGAACATGTTTCTTTAAAATCAAAAGAGCAAGTAGACTTTTTAATTTCTCAAGGACAACTTCCTGAGGAAGAAATGGATGCTGCTATCGCAAAATTACAGGCACAGTCCATGACTGAGTTAAAACAAATGTCCCAAGAACTATCAGGAGGAGGACAGCCTGATCCAGCAATACAATTGAAACAACAAGAATTACAGCAAGACGCACAAAAAGATCAAAGTGATGTTCAAAGAGATCAAGCAAGAATACAGTTAGATGCTGAAAGACTTAGACAAAGAACTGCTATTGATCAAGCAAGACTACAAAAAGATTATGACATTGCAGATAAGAGGGCTGAAGTTCAGTACGATAAAATGACTACTCAAAATGCTAATAAAAAAAATGACATGATGAATAAGAATTCTCAGAATCAAAAATAAGTATGGATAAAAAAACTGAAAAAAGAATTAAAAAAATGATAAGTGAAACTAGGTATTACATGCAAGAACAGGCTGAAATAGGTACAGATATACTAGAATTAGCTCAAGTCATGTTGACTATAAGTAGAGAAGCAATGGTAGATGCTTATGGGGAATATTTTGCAGACAGCTATATTAAAAATGAAATTAGTAGGTTGAAAAGAAATCAAAATAGTATAACTTTACATTAATGACTAAACGATTAACAAAAACAATACCCCCAAAAAGGGGCCCTGTTTCACAGGGTGAATCTATTCCACCAGGCAAGATCATGAAAGTCGGTCCAGTGCCTGAGGATAAAAAGCATAAACGCGGTTATGGGATAGCATCTAAAGGTCTTAAATTCGAAGGAGTATTTTAATGAGAATACTATCAAAAGTTAAAAACTTTACTTCTAATATAAAGAAAAGAGATGTTGCAATAGCTATCACTTTCTTTGTGTTAGGGGTATTAATTGCTTCTCAGTAAGTTATTAGGCGGATCACTAGTAGAGACAGTCGGTAAAGTAATTGACTCAGTCCATACTTCAGAAGAAGAAAAATTAGCGGCCAAAATAAAACTCAAAGAAATTGAAGCAAGTCTTAATCAAGCACAAACTCAAATTAATTTAGCTGACTCTAAATCCACTGCTACAGGCATTGGTGGTATTATGCAGCGGTCGTGGCGCCCCCT